AGTATAGAAATCCACACCAGTTGACAATGCAACCTTGGCACCAAGACCAAACGCACCGAAGTTCTCAGCTGTATTACGCTTAGTTGAATAACCAAGCTCAAGCACACCTTCCAAACGACGTTCACCAATACCAACACCGTGGTCTTTTATCGTAACTACATCGCAGTATCCTGTTCCTTCATTCTCTTTGTATGTAATTAGTACGTCGTTGTTTTCTGTATCTAAATGATCCAGATTGTAATAGTTAATATCAAAGTTACTATCATTATATTGCTCGCCGTGGCGCTCAATGTAGTAATCTTCTGCTTTAGCTTTACCAGTTAGTATCTCTATAGCCATCTCCTTCTCACGTTGCGCATCGGCACCATTGGTAGCCAACTCACGCACTGTAGACGGGATAGGTGTAGAGTACTGTGTAGACTGCAAGATGTCAAATACCATCTTTTCAGCGCCCTTGTTAATCTTCTTAGCAAGGCCTTCAGATCCTTTGATCTGCTTATCAATCGTTTTTATACTCATGTCTATTTATTTTACTTTGTTCGTGTATTTCATTTAGTTCAGCTGATAGCTCAGCATACTTAATCTCTCTAAAGAATTGTTGTTGTACATCTCTGACTAGTATGAAAAACTCCAAACCATATACCGGTTCAAAGACTTTATCAAACTTCTCAAGATCTTCAAGGTATCCAAATGTATTGTACCTTGTTTCTTCATACAACTTATTAAGTTGCTTGGCTGTATCACTGTGACCTTTGGACATATCTATCCCAAGCCCATCCAGACGGAGGACCAAATCTTCTGTGTATTCCATAAATTAAAGTTGTTTAATTAATTCTATTGTTTGTAGCACCTGGCCTTGATTTTTAGGCAGGTATAATACTGGAGGATTCTCCAGTTCCATGAGGTGTTTCTTAAACATCTTCCACTTCAAAGGGAAGACATCATTTGCAAAACCTTTTACTTCTATAATCCATTTACCATTAGGATCTACAAAGTCAGGAGTATATGTAATATCCCTAACCTTATATCCACTATCGATATAACCTTTTGTTTTGTGAGGCTCGTGGCACTCAGCTGTATAATGAAAACCTTCTAGTAAAACATACTTCTTCTTTTCATACAAAGATTTAATCTCTGCATCTTCTAGTTTCTTATACGTAAAAAGTTCAAGCTTAGACCTGAACTTAATACCCTTATAAACCTTAGCGGTAGCGTTTCTTACTTTTTTGTTTTTTGGTTTTCGTGTACGTCGCTTCACAATTGTATGTCTATCAATGTTTGTAATCCTTTTGTTTGTTTAAAGTGCGCAACATAGTCTGACGGATCTTTTAATTGATACTCGTCAGGTATGAGAATGTTCTTCATAGGATAATATTCTTTACAAATCTTTTTAGCCATGGTCTGACCAGGGTTGTTAGGATTAGTAAAGTCATTATCATAAAAGACTGCAACTTGTTTAAATCTCTGTTTTAGTTCTTCGATTGTACTGCGCAGTGGCAATTGCATTTCTGATTGCATGGCGACTGCAGAGATACCCATCTCGAAAAGGCACATAACATCTTTGAGAGATGATGCGATAATGCAGAGATCCCCTTTGTTAGGTAATTGATCATATCCTTGAATTTGTTTAGAGTTAGTATTGCTCATCCACTTTACTTCTTCGTAAGGTGAATAAATTTTGTATTTCCTACCTATTTTATATGCATAGCTAAGCTTACATGTAAATCTACTGTCATTAATCCAGTAGTGTGAGATAGGGCTAACTGCAAACTTAGTCAAAGTTTTTTTACTAATCAAGTATTGAGACCAAAAATCTGCATCTTTACGCTTCCAAGGCCTAGACTTCTTTTTAATTATAGTTACTTTTTTGTTTTCAATCTTTATTTTAGATTGATACCCAAGGTAACCTTTGGTGAAAGCCATCTCCTCTTTGCTTGATGCAAGATTAAGACCAAAGTCATTGTCAATTATACGAAGAGCAGAATAAAAAGAAACATTGTATGCTGCCATGACATAACCAAAGCAATCAAATTTATGATCCGGATAAGCAAAGTCTTTGTACAAAAGTCTACCTTTCCAAAGTATAATATAAACACCTGGTTTCTTATCCTGTCTAATCTCACTGCAAAATTTAACACCCAACTGTTTAAAAGAATTACAATAGTATGCAAATATATCTACCTCACTAATCTTTGATAGTATTCTATCAGGCGTCAATACATCCTCACTACTTCTGCTTTTAATCATAGTTTGCGAATTTAAAATAAAAAAGGGTAGCTTTTACACTACCCTTTATTATTTGATTAACTAGGCCATATAACCACTAGGTTACAAGGCCATACTACTATAATGTTACACCCAGTCTTCATCTTCTGATACATTATCAGAGTCAGCATCTGGAGTAACAACGGCTAGTTCAGGACTAAATGCACCCCAAGCTAACGTCGTGTCAAACTCTGCATTGAATGTTCCATAATCATCATTAAGATTCTTAACGAACAAGTCATCACGTTGAGGTTTTACACGACCAAATACTTTTGTGTACACAGTCTGATACTTACCATCTTTAACACCAATCAGTAATCTAACTTCATTACTCTCTAGAAGTTTAACCAAAGCTTTAACCTCAGTTACATCACCCTTAACAATCTTAGCTATACTATCAAAGTAAGCCTCATCGCCATTAGCAACGTTAGCCCACTGCTTAACAAAATTGATAAGAGTTTCTTCACCGGTCAATGCTTTACGCAAACCTTCTTTCTTGAACCAATCATACTCAGGCTCACCGTCAGACCAAGTAGACTGACCAATAGCATTAATCCACTGGTTCTTACCTGTCTGAGATACACGCTCTGATCCGTTCATAAGAAGATCAAATCTTGTAGTAAGATCTTCATTCTTAATCCAGAAAGTTAGTTTGAAATACTCAGTTCCGTTTAGTTCAACAAAATAGTTTGGGTCTTGTTTTACCATGATGCCCAATTCGTGCAGCTCAGCCATTGTAGGGTTTACTGCGATTACTTTGAAGTTGCCAAGGCCTGAAAATAGTTTAATACCTCCGCCTGCAACTTCGACATTACTGTCATTGCTTTTAATAGCCATAATAAATTAGTTTAATAATTAAAATTCATCTTCATCTTCACCATACTCTCCTATAAAAGGATCTTCCTGTTGTAACTCAGGTGTAGCTGCTATAGTAGACATAGCTTCTTGGTGTACATCTGGTTCTTCTACAGGAATACTAGTCTGATTAGGATCTGCAGCTGTATCATCAACAAAGTTGAAAGACAACTTACGGACCTTTCTAGCTTTCTTACCCTTCAATGCTGGGTGCTGGAACATCTGTGTTACTTCCCACTTCTCAAGACCATACTTCTCTTGAATACCTGGACGGTCAACGCCGTTGTCCAAGTCTTCCAGAATCATAGATACTGTAATAGTGTTTGGTGTTTCGTTTTTCTGCGTGACCTCGCCAGGGTTGTTTGTGCGTGCTTCAATCATGATTTAAAATTTTACGCGGTTAATCAATAAATATTTCTGACCAATTTAGAGGCATGGTCTTACCTTTCAAGTGGTTGCAACGTGAACCTGCAGTCACATCATCCATAGAGTTAAATGAAATCATAGTCTCATCGTCTTCTCTGTAAATATAACCAACAGCATCAGCGTTAGCACATGTAATCTGCTTGATCTTACCAGTCAAGTCAAGGTCCTTTACAGCAACCTCTTTGCCTTTCTTCTCAAGCATCTTGTCCTTTAGGTGGCCAACTAAGATAACATGATCCGCTAGTTTATTCAGTCTGTCTATCCATTTCTTGTAGGCTATACGTAAATATAAATAGCCAGCGCCGTTTGGCAATGATAGGACTGATGCACCAGGGTTCTTCTGTTCAAAGTTCTTACCCATAGGAGTTTGCATGTATATAGTTTTAGCTTCAGCTTCACACCATTCCTCCAACTTGGAGATAGTGTCAATAGCCACATACTTGTATGGTCTACCATCTTTTATGATAGCTTTCCCAACTTCACCAAGTTCTTTTAAGCTGCTAACTTTAATCTTCAAGGCATCAACCATGTCTGAGCCTTCTTCAAGGTCAATGATTAAACAATCCTTTAATTGTGACAATACTGTAGTCTTACCTATCTTAGGTGGACCATAGATTATCATGTTCTTAGGCGACTTACGGCTCGCCTTGACCACAGTTTTTGGTAACTCCATCATTTTCTTTCTTTAATATTAAATGTACTCATGTCTGCTTCATAACCAATCATACCAAGCAAGCCGTCACGATTCTTTTCCATATGACATGCGAGTAACCCTTGCGGGTTCTCACCGCAGTATGTATCTGTGATACCATACAAGTCATAAGGACGATTAAGAATCATAACTACATGTGCATCCTGGCCAATACTATCACCACCAAACAAATCTGTTAGTAGTGGCTGGTACTGATTCTTAGCACGATGTTCTTGTTCTATGTTACGATTGAGCTGTGATAATAATATATTAATAACTCCAAGTTTTGATTGCATCCACATGCAACCCTTAGATACTGTGTTTAGTCTGCGCAACTCTGTTTCTTCATTGCCACGTATCAAACGTGAGTGGTCAAATAAGTTGATCACTGTGTGCTCAGGATGCTGACTAAATAGTTCTTCGTTAGTATTCATTATGTATTCCATACTACGAGGAACATTGTTAAAGTATATAGGATAGTTCTTATACTTCTGAACTTTTGCCGCATAGATACCAAAGTCTTTATCAGACAATGTATTATCTACAGACAGTAGTTCAGCCATTTGTTTTTGAACATCCTTTGATGCTGACCGCATCACCTGCTGGTAACCGGGCATCTCAAAGGTCCAATACAATACAATTATTTTCTTGTGCCTGTTAGTATCAAGCACATCAAAGATTAGCTGGTTGCTGAATGCTGATTTACCAACACCAGGACGACCAGCAACTACATACATCTTACCCTTTTGTAGGCCACCTAGAAGATTCCTGTTAAGTCTTTTCCAGGACGTAGCTAGTACGTTCCGTTGCCCTTTCTTAGCCTGTTTGACTATAGCAACAGATTGATTTACCGCCCTGTCTATTCTTTGAAATCCTCTAGTTTGAAATACGTTAGAGTCTTCTTGTGATTCTTTCTTGTTCTCCTGCATCGTCGTCTATATTTGTGTATTTTTCCCAAGTGTGATTGTTTATCCACACTTCAAGATTTTGTAAGTATTCTAATCTTTGTTTGTCTACCTTCAGCTGAACATGCAATAGTTTCATAATACGATCATGCACGTGCCTTCTATCCAAAACAATCTTTCTATACCTTTCTTTGGCTTTAAAGTTTGTCTTGGCATCTGGATCTGAAGCATGTAATACCCTGATACCATTAGATGTTCTAACTTTCATAGGATACGTAGCCAAAAGCTGAGCAAACATCTGATCAAAATCAGAAGCAAACAAATCAATAAACTTCTGCCTAACAATGTATGTGTCATAGCCTTCAGGGCCAATCTTAACGAATCCTTTCTCTTGTAAGTCATCCCAGTTAGGGTTTAATTTTAGATTAGACAGAGTCTTAAATCCTTTTCTGTATATAGCATACAAAGCAAGATAATCATCTGCACTTATCTCATTTTCAGTTAATAAATTAATGTCAATTTCTAATTGCATAAGCTTATAAATTTACGAAAAATGCGCCTGATTAACAAGGTAACCAGGTCACATTATCTAGATTTTTCACACTACTTTTCAACCATTTTTCTTCTTGACTATCCTTGACATACAAGATATGTATCTTGCCTATCTTACCTTCTTGATAACGTATAATTCTACCTACACGTTGTATCATAGTTAAGGACTTGCTAGTCAAGCCACATATAACAGCCATTGTAGCATCAGCCACATCGAAGCCCTGGTTCAAAGCTTTTGTAGAACATAGCACAGGCTTGTCACCTGATCTAAAATCTTTCAGTGCTTGTTCTTTTTGTTTCTTAGTTTTCCCACTGTGATATACAGTAGAGAATGTTTCTGTTGCATCTGCAAGTTTGTTAGTAAACTCATTGCTACCACCAAACACAAGTATCTTTTCACCTATGTTCTTGACAACAATCTTTTGCAACTCTGCAATTTTACCATCGGCATGGTCTACCACAGCTTTACGTGCTCTAATAGAGCGATAGAACTGTGCAGCAGCAGCTTTATCTTCAGAGCTAGCCGTGTGTTTACCTGCACCCATAATATGCTTTGCTTTATCAAATGCACCAAACTGTCCAAGACAGTATTTAGCATATACAAATGTATTATTAGCTTTCTTGTACTCTTTCTGTTCAACATCAGTTAGCTGTATAGGTATGCAAACTATCTCATAAGGAGAAACAAGGCCAAGCGCTACACATTCATCAAGACTTATCATATACACTAGAGGAGCAATCTTGTACAACAACTCTTTATACTCGTAATCTTCAGGTAATGTAGCAGTCATGCACAATAATCTGTCCCAAGTATTGTTCTCAAAGAACTTGCGATACTCAGGTGACAGACCAAGGTGTATCTCATCACAGACCACAACATCATAGTGCTGATCCTCTAGCTTGTAAGCAGAAGCATAACATAAGATGTCTACATTATCTAGCGCAGACTCATAGCCCCACTTAATAAACTCCTCTTTAAATTGGTCTTGCAACTGATGGGTAGGAACTAGTACAAGTCCCTTGCCACCATCAGATAAGGTTTTAGCTACAGCTATAACACCACACCTAGACTTACCAAAGCCTGTACCAGCGATAATACTACCGTTAAAACCTTTCTTTGCCCAATTGTTAAGAGCTTTCTTTTGCTCTGTATCTTTTACTTTTATTAGTTTACTCATCCCTAAATCTATCTGGATCTGGCTCATAGTCTTCGTAGTTTTCTTGTATTATACCTTCAAGTTCATCTTTATCAAACTCTTCAAAACCCTGCATAAAATGCAGAATATCTACCTTTAACAGGTTACCATTAGTGTCTGTTAAGTTTGCCCATAAGGCATTAATTGTAACACCGCCGTGGTAACCTGTACCACTGTAGTCTAATTCAGATGATTCATATTCATAATCAACTTGGACCGTGTATCCATTTTCTAATTCTATTTCGTGTAACATAATTTAATTATTTATAATTAACATTGTTAATATTAATACTATTATACCTAGAAAGCCTATAGTACAGGCAAACATGTTGTAGTCAAATTCGTGTTTTGGTTTGTTCATGATAATATTACTTGTATTTTACTAATTTGCATTTGCAGTTCTTCATTTTCATGCTCAAGATATTCCACACGAGCTGCAAACTTTTTTATCATTTCATCTTTATCATTAGAATCTGACATACCTTTAATTCCTATAGCTATTTCACATATATTAAAGAACTCTGCATATGCCTTATCTACATCCATAAGATCTGCATGCACTTTAAATGCGTGCAGCACTGTAGCATGATCTCTATGAAATATAGCAGCATTTACAGTAGAGCTGTATTTTAACTTATCATTAATAAGCACCATACATATACGTCTAGCCGCAACTACTTCACCGTTTCTGGTTTTACCTCTAATCTTACTGATTGGGACCTCAGTAAGTCTAGACACAGTAGCAAGTATTCTTGCAACGTTTGCATCTAGTTTATATAATTTTATTTTTCCCATGATTTACTAATATTTGTGTCTGCTTTCAACAGACCGTTCGTAACTACCTCAAGAGCTGCTTGCTCCATTAGTCTTGTCATTGTAATCACCCACTCTTCTGCTATGCTCTCTTTACATATAGTGTCTACCTGGTCATGTACTGTCATAACTATCTTTACAGGTAAGTCATACAGTTTAATGTGGTCTCTGATAAGAATCAAAGCTTTCTTAGTCATGTCAGCAGATGCACCTTGTATAGGTGTATTCTTACTAGCGCGCTCTATACTGCCAAGCTCAAAAGCCTGGCTCTTGTCTTTATAGATACGAGGGTACCATGTAGGAAACCAACGACGTCTGTTGTAGGGTGGAAATGTTTTGATATAACCAAACTTTTTGCCAAAGCTGCCTAGTTTATCTAGGAACCCGCCAATAGCTGGGAACGCTTCAAAGTATTTATTAATCAGGGCTTCAGCTGCCTTTGTATTTATATCAAGAGTATCCGCAAGTTTATGTGGGCCCATACCGTAAGCTAGTCCAAAGTTAATAGTCTTAACATTTGTACGTAGTTTACCGTGCTTAGGACATTTACACTTGCTTTTGTTCTTCATATAACTACAGTCATCTTCAGCCGCATCTATCCACTCTTGTCCGTATACAAGATCAGCACACACACTGTGTAAGTCTTGTCCTTTTTGAAGAGCTTTAATCCATACAGGATCACTAGAGCCAAATGCAATTACATTAAGCTCTTGAGAAGAATAGTCACTGCTGACGAAACACCAGCCGTCAGGAGCCAAAAAGCAATTACGGAACTTATTATCCGCAGGTATCTGTTGCATGTTTGGCTTCTTGGATGCGACCCGTCCAGTGTCAAGTATTTGATTGAATTGCGTATGTACTTTACCATCGCTTGAAACAAATTTAAAGAAGTCTTTACCGTAAGAAGTAGCAAGCTTCATCTTTTCTTTGTATTTGACATACAAATCAATGACTTTGTGCTTACGTCTGTACTTGTACATTTTCTTACCGTTAACATCTTCTAGTTCAGGGACTAGTTTTTGAAATACTTTTAGAACTTGTGTAGGGCTAGTCCACTTGACCCCAACTTTACGTATATCTTCAATAGGAGTAAACAAGTCACCTTGAACATGAGTTAACACAAAGCACGACAACTCTGGGACGATTTTTACCAGGTCATCTAATTTATCTCTCATGTCCAAGGCTTCTTGTTCGCTTGCACGTGCAATGACCTCCCAAGCATCTTTATCAATATCAATACCATTGTATTCAATATCAGAGAATGCTAACACTGCACGGTTTTCAAGTTCTACTACACTCTGTAGTTTAAACTCTTCTATCTTAGGCAACTGTAGCTTACGAAGCTTACATAAATATTCTACATCTTTGGCACCATATACTATCTGGTCATCACGATAAGCTTGGCCGGATAACCCTATAAATTGGTTTCTGATTTCCTTATTTAATTCTACATTTAAGTAGCGTTTACAGAGGTCTTTCAGTCCATAACCTATGTGACGACCACAAGATAGTATTCTTTCAACCAAAAACGTATCATAAACTCCATCACATTCTATACCTGACCACTTTTTAATAAACTTGTAGTCAAACTTAGCATTGTGAAATATCTTTATAATAGCAGGCGATTCTAATATATTTTTTAAAGGTGTAATATCAATAAACCTAGTGTCTATAACAAACTGCTGATGCTCGTCCCCAATCTGGAACATAATCATCTTCTTGCAAGTAAAGTCAAATCCTTCAGTTTCTGTATCAACACCTAGAACTTCTTTGTCGTGGCAATAGTCTACCACATTTTGAATAGTGCCTAGCTTATATGAGTCGCTCAGACTTGTTGTTTGCGTTACTAATGTTATCATCTGTTAGTTCTTTTAAGAATGTATCACTAAATTGTACTAGATATGTAGCATATGTTGTGGATACAAATTTACCTTGCCATTCTAATTCTGGCTGACCTTGTTGCTCAGCTGATCTAATCTTATGTCTTAAGGTTTCTATCTCTCCCTCTTGAATAGCTGCATATAACTCTTTCATCTTTCCCATTATTTATATATTGTTATTGGTTCTTTCTTTATTTCTTCGTTCAGTGCCTGCTCTATATCTAATAATCTGTTGATAAGAAGTCTATGCTTTCTAACCAACTCACTACTAGAATCATATTGCTCTAGCTTAATTAAAGTGCGCTGTACGCTGTGTATAAGAAGAGATACTTCTCCTCTAGTTAAAGTAGTATTCTGCATGATAAATAGAATTAGACAACAAAGGGGCACAAGGCCCCTTCATTATCAATTAGTATTAACAGTCTATTGATTAGGCTGTCTTCTTCGTAGTCTTAGTAGACTTCTTAGCTTTAGACCCTACAGGTCTTCCACGTCTTTTGGTTTTGGTTTTAGTCGTGGTAGTAAATAAGTCAATAGTAATCTGCTTTTCAGTTACTGTGACATTATGAGATGCAGATACTGTAGCTACTACCTTACCTGCGCTTTTTATTAATGTATTCATTTTCAATGATTTAGATAATTATGTATAAATATTCTTTATAAAACTTTACAAATATAGTAAATTTAGGTATACCAAACAAATGATATACCTAAATTATTTATATTATCCTAGGTTTAATCCTGCAACATCTGCAAACTTATCCAAGGCATCTGCGTTTTGTACAACAGCAGTGTCTGTCTTCAAGAATGTTTGCTCTGCAGCTGTGTCACCATAACATGATACAACTTGTGCATTCATAAATACTTTCTTTCCATTGTGTAGCATAACTTCACCATCTTTACCTTTGCGCTTGCAGCGGTTCTCTGGATCTTCAGCTTGCCAAGCGTTAGGCTCTGTAGATTCAGTAATCTGAACTCTAGCACGAACAACTTCGCCATCAGGACTAGCTACACCAACAACAGTTGGATTAACAATGTTTAGTTCAACATAATTCTTATCTCTTTCAGCATCATGTTGCCAGCTATTAGCTACATGGTTAGGATCAATGTTGAATAATGGGTAAACATCTTCAGCAGTACCAGTCAACCATGCACGATACCCTCTACGAGTAAATCTTACATCTGATTTGTTAGCAAGATATAATAAGTTTATACCTGCACCACCACCACTTCTGTATGGATTGTTTACATTTTCAATAAATTCTAGCTGTACTTTGTCTGAACTTGTAGACCAGATTCTGTACAATAGTGTATCATTCTCATTTAGAGTGGGGATACTACCACTGTTCATCGCATTTGTCATTTCTAATGGATTAAAAAATTAATAATTAAGTTTGTCTATGTCTATAACATCGTATTTTGCACGACATAAGTCATCATAAGATATAGCTATCTGTCTAATATCCTTCTGCCCAATGCATTGAGAATAAAAGTCATGAGCTTCTTCACTATTACCAAAAACTGATGTTCTTTGGCAAGTGTGATAGTTTAGTGGCACTGTAGTGTCACCCGATTCATCGCAACTGTAAGTTACTGTCCAAATTAGTCTTTCATTTTCTTTCACTTTCTTTTAGATTTAATAAATTAGTAATTATATATTGTGGTTAGCAATGACACACTTTCAGCAGTGTCCTCTGTTAATTATAAAAAAGAGAGTACAGATCCTAGTCTTATTTCTGTATTTCACCGCTTCACTTGTATCGGGATGGTGGTTATGTGCACTAACCAACTCTCTTTATGTTACTAATAACAGGTCAGCAGCCGTTTTTCTCGATGTTACATTCCCCTTTGAGGCACCTCTACTGTTCGTCACTAGTTCTAGAAGGTTATCACTAACCACTAGGCTTATTGTTACACCTGTTATTATATTATGTCAAGTGTATCCGTAGGACTACCTCTCGTAGGTATATTAAGCAGTAGCCACGACTGGCCTTGCTCCCCCAGGATACATTGCTTGATTATATCTCGTCCAACCTTTAGCGTAAAGCTTATTCAGTTAGTGAAGGAGCATCCACCGAGATTGTGTTATTATACTGAATCCAAATAGAATCAGCTTTGTAATTATATTCTGACCACAGTTGGTCAAGTTCATAGTCGAGCTTAGCACGCTCAAGACTACGTGTTGTACCACAGCTACCTAGAGCTATGATACAAATAAGTATAATTAGATATTTCATCGTTTCATTTTACAATGTGATTTTACATATCCATTTCCTGTCAATGTTTTCGGTGAGGAACATGATGTTAACCACACCGCAAGGACAAAGAGTACAACTAGTACTCGTAAGTCCTTGAGGGTATAATTACTATTCATTGTCTAAATAGTGTTTGTAACTCCAGTTGTCCATCTTTGTCTGATACATCTCAGATCTTTTGATGAACGCTGCAGTTAGCATTATTGTAACAGCTGTTGCGCAGCCGTACAAAATTGAAGTATTAACAATAGCGAATATTGCAAGTATTATAGATACAATACCTGTAAGAAACGCTAACAATTGATAGCAGAACTTTAGTCTGCCGTAAGTATAATAAGACATAATATATAACATTGGTTGATATAGACACTTTACAGTGTTTCGTCTATTGAAGACTCATCAGTATATCTTTGTTAAAAACAAGCCCAGACTCTGCGTTGACATTTAGTCATCGGTATCCTTCCTTCCCTTCCGTCTTACGAGTGAGGCTATTTTGTACGGAGCAACAGGATTGAATCTACCTTGTAGTTCAACTGCCTCTGTCGGCACAGGTGATCAAACCTGCCTGTCATAAAGAGATCGACCACTCTATTATGTTAAGCTCCTGTAATCTTAAATATCTTTAAAAAAGCCTTTTGTCTTCTTGCTTAGGAATACGTCGAATATCACGACCTTTCTATATATTTTGATAATGACACATAGTGTTTCGCTTAATAAAAGCTCATCAGATTATCTTTAGTATGGATAACTATGGAATCTAATTCCCATTATCCAGTCTAGCCATTCGCCTTCGTCCATAATGATATATAATGTAATGGTTAATAATGACACTAAATGTGAAAGACCCACAAAAGTGGTGAATGCAGTCTAGTTGACACACTCACACACTAATGTTGTGTTGATAGATAAAGAGTATTACAATGTAATACCCTCTAGCTCTTTTAGCAATGCGTCTGCTGTCTTCACAACCTCAATATCGAAGTTATCTAACTTACATACTGCTAAATCTTTCTCAAGAATAGAACCATCTCCAAATGGTAGCTTGGTGCCTTTCTTGTAAATGTCTAGCAATACATTTTGTCCTGAAGCTGGACGCTCTGCTATCTTAAAGGAAATCAGTCCTTCTGCTGTCTTTGCTGTAGCTCTGTAGTATGTGTTGCCTTCATAGGAACGAGCTACTGAACCTACTACTACACCTGCAATGTTCTCTTGCATATCAATAGTTTTGTGTACCCGGGGGTACTGTTAATACTCTACTTAAGGTGGGGTGTGTTTCATAATACCCCTACGCTCTCAAAGATTTTGGTAGTTAAAAATTTTTTAGTAGTTTTGCATTCAGAAGCACACAATACGTGTATCACCCCAGAGGGCCGAGAGGTAGTTATGGGGTCAGACGTTGGATTGTAGACCTTAAATAAAGGTTAGAGTTTTCTCCAATAGCTTCTAAAAAGGCGGATATAGCCAACGGTTAGGGCACATTACACAGAGGTAGGTGTGATGAATTAACATCAGTTTTAGTGTCCTTAGGTAGTCCAAAAGACAGCACTGCCAGCGGTAAAATTCCAACTGAAATAGTCAAACGCCTAGGGGTGTGGTGTATCTATTAGTGAAGTTCTTCACAAAACATTTGGATTTATAAAGTATTTTGTTATACCTTTGCAGTATTAACCAAATTATAGAAATAATGGCAAAGGAATTTACATTTCAACCCTTCGGAGCGTGGATAGTTGTACCACGTCCAGACTCAAAAACTACAGAGTCAGGAATTATCTTAGACGATGCAACTGCAAAAGCATTACAAACAAACATAGTAGAAGTATTGGCGGTAGGCCCGCAAGTTACGCAATGTAAAAAGGGTGACAAGATTATGGTAGACCCAAATACAGAGGCAATGCTGATTCATATTGATGAAGTACAGTATTTGTTTGTTAGTGAGTTTCAAGTATTAGGTAAATTCTAATGAAGCTCCCTGGCACAGTTACAATAAATCTAGACGACTACTTAGAGTTGATAGAGCATACGCAAAAAACAAATGAATTGCGTGATTCTACAGCTAGAGCAGCTAAAGAGATGTCTGTATTCCTATCATTCCTGTGTACCAGAGATGATGTGGTTGGTTATATAGAAGAATTTAACAGACAATCTAAAACAGCACAGATAGTTGTGGAAGATGGTCGAGCTACAATAGAATTTAAAGATGATAAAAACAAAATTTCAGACGAGTAGTTGGGAAGAGCTTTTTAGATTGTATGATGAATTTGAAACAAAGTTAGAGATGTGGTCAGAAAAAAATATAAACTGTACATGGGACATACAAGTCCTAATAGGTGACCATGAGTATACACTAATAGTAACAGTAATAGATGAAAGCAGCGAAGAAAAAGAATAAACGTAGAATATATATAGATGGTCAACCTATGAAGGTAGAATATGCTGTGTATGAATTATTAGAAAACCAAAAACTAAAGATAGAGCAGTACGAAGCTATACTTGCTGCCTATCTACAAGAAAAAGAAGAAGCGAATGGAACAGAAGATAACGATTAACGTAAACTCTACACTTAAGTATTTACAGTTCTGGAATGGTGTGTTTAATCTGACATCCACAGAGCTTAGAGTTTTGTCAGCACTTGTTGATACTGCTAAGGTATTAGAAGATCCTAGTATATGCTCTGCAAAAGTTAAGAAGGAAGCTGCAAAAGTACTAGGCTTGTCTGACTTTAACACTTTGAATAACTACGTAAAGAAGATGAAAGACAAAAAAGCTATACGTAAAGAGAATAAAAACTATATACTTAATAGATTACTAGATTTAGAAACTGTAAAGGTAGAAGTAAATATAAATTGGAATGAGTAAAGATGAAATGCCAAGTTTATGGCAAATGGCAAAAAGTTTTAGTAGAGATCTTACTAAGTATGTAGCAAACGGGTCACCTAATGTGTCTGAAACAGATTACACACAAAGGTTATCTGACTGTAACAGTTGTGAATACTTGGTAAGAGATAAAATGAGGTGTGGTAAGTGCGGATGTTTGATAGAGCATAAAGCAAAATGGAAAACAACTACATGTCCTATAAACAAATGGAAAGCACAAGATAATGGCGAAGTCAAAAAAGGAGATAATACAAACACTAGCGACAAAGTATAACTTACCGTTAGAGAAGATAGAAAGAATTGTAAACAGTCAGTTTAAGTATGTGGCTAAAGTTATGTCAGGAGGTGAATTTGACTCTATTAGGCTACCATATTTTGGAAAGTTTCACTCTAAAAAAGAAAGAAGAGATATAATAAATGGAATTACTAGAGATAGTCGATAATGTAGCAGTGCCTTCTCCATATGCTAAAAGTATTTTGGAGTTCAAGAATCTGAATGCAAAAGAACTTGCATATGTTTACTTTATGTGTGATCATAAGTCACCGTATGCAGTATATGATTTAGACTCTAGACATAATGAAGTAATGTTAGGTGTATATGGTAAAGAATCTAAAGCATCTACAAAAGTGCAAGCGGCTTGTGATGTATATAAAAAATTAAAAGAAACATCTGCAGTAAAATTACTAAATGCTGCTAGGTCATCTGTAATAAAACTACAAAAGTATTTTGAAACTGTAGATCTTACATTAATGGATGATAATGGTAGACCTATATTTCATGCAAAGGATTTGGTTGCCAACTTATCTAAGATGGGGGATGTAGTAAATGGATTATCTAAATTAGAGGAGCAGGTTGCTAAACAAGAGCAAGTTAATACAAATACACGCGGAGGAGTTGTAGTTAACAAATATAGTTCGTAGATTTGGGTTATGGATTTTTTAGATGACATGCAAGATTACTACGATTCAATGAATAATGCATATGATTTTGTAACTAGAAGAATAACACTTGACGATATATTTGAAAAAGCAGAGCAATCTGGTAGAATGGAGGAGTTTTACCTACCGTTTGACCCTATAAGCAGTGATGGCAGAGATGAAGCTACGCTAGATCTGTTAATAGAACATTTTATAGAAACAGAAGAGTACGAGAAATGTCAAGAGTTATTGAATTTAAAAAAGAAGTATTTAAGCGCACCAGAGGACTAGCTCCAGCTGCAAATAAGTACTTAAAAAATGGTTACTATACAGATGCATTACCAGGAACAAAGCCTTACTTTGAATATTGGGATGAAGAGAGACGTAGATGTCTGTATGGCTACACTCACAATGGTGTAACTATAACAGGTAATCATTATTTTTATCTAAACTACTGCCCCATTGACAGATCTGTTGATGAAGAACTACCAGATGGTACAATTATAGCGCGAAGAGAGCGTACATTCCCAGCATTTTACGACGGAGATTGGAAATATTTCTTATCAGTAGATAGATGTAGGAGAGAAAACAAGCATATGACGGTATTAAAAGCACGTCGTAAAGGATTTTCTTATAAAGCTGCTGCTATGCTTGTACGTAACTACTTTCATATGCGTAATAGTAAAAACTATGTTTTTGCAGGGCAGAAAGAGTACTTGATTGGGGATGGACTACTGTCCAAAGCTTGGGATATTATGTCATTTTTAGATGATAATACAGCATGGACGCAGCCAAGACTACGAGACAGAGAAATGCACAAACAATCTGGGTACAAAAAGAATGTAAATGGTGCACTTGTAGAGATGGGAATGAAATCACAAATTATAGGCGTGTCACTAAAAGATGATCCAGACAAAGTCCGTGGTAAGGCAGGTGAACTTATATTTTTTGAAGAGGCTGGGTCATTTCCAGGACTACTAAAAGCATGGGAAGTTGCTATGCCAACAATGCGTCAAGGTAGTAAGACATTAGGTACAATGATTGCATTTGGTACAGGTGGTACAGAAGGATCAGATTTTCAAGGTATGGAAGAGCTATTCTACAATCCAGATTCGTATGACTGTTTAGCTTTTAAGAATGTGTGGGATGATGGTGCTATGGGCACAGAATGTGGGTACTTTGTGCCAATATTTGAGAACTTAGAAGGGTTTATAGATGATGATGGTAACTCTTTTGTAGATAAGGCTATAGATTTTGAAGAAGGAAACAGGAACAAAAAGAAAGGTACTAATGATCCAAAAGCATATGATCAGTATATAGCAGAACATCCTATGTGCCCGGCAGAAGCTACATTACAAGTATCTTCAAATCTATTTGATATATCATCACTACAAGAGCAATATAATAAGGTAAAAGCAAACAAGCTACATGCTATAGGTACTGCAGGTAAACTGTATTATGGTAAAGAAAATAGAATAAAGTTTGAGCCTGATGGAGATGCTAGGCCAATCCTTCGATTTCCACATCGTAAAGAAGATAATCTGGAAGGAGCCATTGTTCTCTACGAAGGTCCTTATAGAAACCAGGAGGGACAAACTCCACATAACCTATATCTAGTTTGCCATGACCCGTACGGACAAAACCAATCAGCAGACTCCAGTTCTCTTGGTGCTGCGTATGTGATAAAGAGAATAAATAATATATCAAAGCCTGATGATTTAATTGTTGCTAGCTATGTAGGTAGGCCACACACGCAGGACGAATATAACAAAAATTTATTTATGCTAGCTGACTATTACAATGCTAAGATAGGATTTGAGAACGATCGTGGTGCTGTAATACAATACGCAAAGCAGCACAGAAAGTTACACAGATTACAGGAAGAGTTTGAGATGTTAGATAAGAAAGAACTAAGATCTAGAAATGTAAAACGTAACTTTGGTATGCATACAACAGAAGCTAGGAAGAGGCAGGGTGAGTTGTATATAAGAGACTGGTTGAACGCTGTAAGATCTGATGATGGAGATAAGGTAACACTTAACTTACATAAGATATATGATTTAGGTCTTTTACAGGAGCTAATAAAGTTTAATCATAAGGGTAACTTTGACCGTGTAATGGCACTGATGGTAGGGATGTACCATACACGAGAGTTATACAATGCGGAGGTTAAAGAGATACTAGAAGATAATGCATCAAACGATTGGTTTGATAAGAATTATCGCTAGTGTTATATATATAAATAATAGTTTAAAATGTATACACCTCGTTAATGTGTGTATAAAAAATATTAATTTTGCAGGATATGTATCTAGGGGGAGAAAAAATACCGCAGCAAAAGCTGCCTTTATCAAAGAAAAATAAAAAGTGGAAAGAAGCTTGTGTTGAAGCTTTTATCGACTTATCTAATCAAGGTGTATCTAAGAGAAGAGACTACATCAGAACACTGTATGACTACTACAATGGTATAATTGAAGAGGAAGACTATCGTTACGTTCTTGCCCCATATGGCAAGTCCCGCAATAATTTCCCCTCTAAAATGCGTAACTATCCTATTATCAAGCCTATCATTGATCTTCTATTAGGTGAGAAGTCTAAACGACCTCTCAATTATACCGTAGCAGTCCTTAACGAGGATGTAGTATCTGAAAAAGAAAAAGCAAAGCAGATGGTGTTTATGCAAAATATGCAGGCACAGTTTGCTAATAAGATGATGCAGATGGGTATTGCTCCTGAAGAAATGCAAGAGCAGCAGATACAATTACCTGAAGATATATTAAAGTCTTTTGAAAGAAGTTACGTAGACAACAGAGCTATTATAGGTCAGAAGTCTATGAATTACATAATGCAAAATGCAGAAGTGTATGATAAATTACAGAAAGGCTGGTTTCACTATCTAATATCTGGAGAAGTTTACACAGAGAGAGGTGTTCGTAATGGAGAACCTTTCTATGATATACTTAATCCTCTTGACGTAGATTACGACAAAGATCCAGATCTAGAGTTTGTAGAAGACGGAGACTGGGCATTAGTTCGTAAGTACGTACATGTCTCAACAGTAGTTGATCACTTCTATGACCTACTAACACCCGAACAAATACTAGAGCTAGAACAGCCTAGACAATCAGATATTGATTCATACTTACTATTTAGACGAGCTGAAACATCTAAGGATGAGAATGCATATAGAAATAGATTGATAGAAGTTGTAACAGTATACTGGAAATCAAGAAAACGTATAGGATTTTTGACATACCCAGATCCAATGACTGGTACAATAGAGGAAGAGATTGTTGATGAAAGTTTTAGAATGCCTGCAGAAATGAAAGCTATGGGTGCTAAAGTAAAGTACACTTGGGTAAATGAAGTATGGCAGGGCACAAGAATAGATGGTAGAATGTATGTAGATATACATCCTGTATCTAATCAAAGAAACACAATGAATGACCCATCTGTTTGTAAGTTACCTATAAATGGTAGACGATATTCAGACATAAATGCAAAGAACATATCTCTAGTGTCACTAGGTATACCCTACCAGTTGAACTACAACATCTACAAGTATAGATTAGAGCTAGCTATTGCAAGATCAAAAGATATTATAGCACAGTTTGATATTAACATGATACCAAAGAAGTGGGACATGGATAAGTTTATGTACTACGTAGAAGGTACAGGTATAGCGTGGGTAGATTACAACAAAGAAGGTATTGCACTAAATCCACAGCACCAGTCTGTATTAGATATGTCAATCAAGACTATATCTCAATACATTACTTTGCTAGAGTCTATACTAAACGAATGGGAAAAGCTATCTGGTGTAAACAGACAAAGACAAGGTAGTGTAGGACAATACGAAGGTAAAGGATCTACACAGCAAGCTATTGTACAATCTTCACATATTACAGAAGATATGTTTAGAAAGTTTGAGCACTTAGAGCAAAGAGACTTACAAGCATTACTTGACTACTCTAAAGAAGCTTGGTTGACAGGTAAGAGCGGAGCATATGTAATGCCTGATGGAACTGTAGAGTATTTAACTGTAGATCCGTTATCACACTTAGAAGCAGACTACGGTATATTTGTAACTAACTCTGGTAAGGAGAAAGAAAAGATAGATACTATCAGACAAATGGCTCAGTCTATGATACAAAACGGAATGCCAGCATCTGCTATGGCAGACCTACTAGAACAAGAAAGCTTTACTGAGATTAAGCATAAGCTGAAAGAAGCTGAGAAGTCTATGCAAGAATTACAGCAGCAGCAACAGCAAGCAGAAATGCAAGCTAAGCAGCAGTCAGAACAACTACAAGCTCAAATGAAACAGCAAGAGCTAGATAATGCAAATCAAAACAACGAGCTTGATAGAAAGAACAAGATTGATATTGCAATGATACAAGCTGGTATGGCTGAAAGTGCTGGCAAATTTAATCTAGAAAAAGCTATGATGGATCAAGAAGTTAAGTCACAAGAGGTTGCTATCAAGGCAAAAGAAGCTGATGAAGATGCTAGATCTAACAGAGCTAATGAAGAAATAAAAAGGGAAGCAAACAAGAAGCGTAAGAGTTAATGACGAACGAGGAGCAGATGCAGGTCTTGAAAGAGGCCATCAAGTCAAATTATAAAGGCAGTCTTGCTGAAATTCTACAACCTCAACAGCAACCGCAAGGTCCTGAAGGTGTAGCTATGCAGCAGCAGATGCCTGAAATGCCTGTACCCCCAGCATCCCCTCCACAAATAAACCCTGCAAGCGCACGACCTCCTGTGCAAGATAATCAAGGACACTTAGTACAATCTTATCAAAGTGCACCTCCTGGCCTGAGAAACTTACCATCAGGACCAGCAGAAGGTATGCTTATACAGAAGATGGAAAAGGGTGGTACTAAAGATCCTAATCCTAAGCAACCTACAGGTTATGATGACAAGCCAGTAATATCTGAAAGAACTTTTGACGCTTTTAAAAATCTTGATGTAGTAAAAGATTCTTATGAATTTATTCCTAACATAAAGCCACATGAGATGCAAAATTATGTTGAGTTTGATGGCAAACTAGTGTTTAAATCTGATCTTGAAGAAATTCAAAACGAAACCTATCAGCAGTATTCAGATAAAGCAGCCAAATTAGAGTACGTAAAACCTCTAAGTGAAGAAGAATTTGAGCAACTACAAGCCAAAAGATTGAGTTATCTTTTTGATCAAAGAAGGCTTGATCAAGAAAATTTTGTAGGTAGTGATATACTAAATAACTATGAAGATTTTAAAGATATTCCTGAGTACTCAGACTATACATGGAAGAGTGGTAGGGAAATGACAAATGCTCCAGTCTACAAAGCTATGGAAGGTGCTTCCTGCACTCGATAAGCTTACTGACGCAGAAGTCCAAGAGTTTACACGACTTATAAATACCTTAAGCTCTCCATATACAGAAGCAATGTCTGAAAATGAAGATTTTGGACAAGGTGATGCTTTTAAAATTCTTATGGGTCAAGACCTTTCTGGAATAAAAAAGTATAGAAAAAAGATGGGTCTTACTAAAGGGGACATTTTGGATCTTGTGCAGCCTGGTAAAAATGCTGGTGTAGCTACCAAAGCTCTTGCCTCATCTGCAAAGGCAGTAATAAGACTTAAAGACTTTAAAGATGGGGGTCCTCGTAGAACAGACGGTCCTAGAGCTATACCAAGTAATGAAGGTATGACGGGTATGATGAAAGCAAAGATTGCCATGGAAAATGAATTTGGCAATAACCCAGCCATATCTCGAATGATAAAGCCAACTGATAAATCATATGATTTTGGTGATGGTAGAACAGGAACTCATCATATGGGTAGCTATGGTAAGTCTGCTATACCAAACATACAAGATGTAGGTGGTAGTTTACAATACACAGGTCCTAGAACAGATGAAGCTATTAAGTTTGATCGTGAGCAAGATGCAAGATACTTTGCAGAAAAATATAAAGATGTAGCACCAGCACTTCGTAAGAGAAAGAGCGGAGGGTACAAACCAAAATATCCACAGAAGTTTCAAGAAGGAGGTAATGACCAAGTTACTCCATATGACATGGATTATGTTACATATGGAAGTAAAGAATATAACAAAGCATATAAAGAGGGCAGGGTAGCTAGCACTACTTATGATGAAAAGGGAGAACCAACTCTTAATATGCAAATGCTTCCAGAGGTAGAGATTGTAACAGAGAGAGGCTCAGGTCCTTCTACCTTAGAATCCGCAGCATATGCACAAGAAGTTAATCCTGTAATACGAGGTGTTCAACAAAGCGGTAGAGAAAAGGTTGCTTTAGCAACTTTAGGGTTACCGACCGCTGGAATTATAGGGGCAGAGTTAGGGCTAGGATATGCAGGTCAACAGTTAGTAAGATCAGGTTCACAATCTGCTTATACAAATATATTAAAACCAACTGCCCAAAAGTTAATAGCTCCTATAAAAAGGTATGGAACTAAAGCTGCAACAGATTTTACTAATATTATGAGTAAATCTCCTGCTGGTCAAACTTTAATGCAAACTGCTAAATCAAAAACAGGGAGTTTATTATCAGGAACATATAATACAATGAAAGGTATGGCGGTTCCGCAAGCATATGGTATTATAGCCAATCAAGCGCAAAGTGAGATTAAAGGTGAAGGAACTGTGGATAACAGGCTTCAAGCTTTTAAGAAAGCAACAGATGTTGTTCCTCAACTAGCAAAGATTAAAGATACATTTAAGATAGGTAAAGATTTGTATGATAAAGATTATGATAGTGCAGCTTTAAGAACTGTATCTTTATTAGGTGATAAAAATCCTTTGGTTAAATATGGAACTAAGCTACTTAATAAATTTACAGACACTGATTTAGTTGAATCTACGCCAGAAGCAGCAAAGAACGTCGGAGGCAAAGTTATTGAAGGAGTCAGCACAATTAAGCAAGCATTAACTCCAGAAGGCAAACTGATTGCTGGAAATAGATATGGAGGATACAGAAAAAAACTTAGAAAAAAGAAACGCAAGTGATATATAATAAAGACATATCCAAAAACTTATATGTATGTGATATTACTTGTATAATTAACTATTTTTGTAAAAAATTAATATATAGATTATGATAGAACCAGGAGAAGAAGGCATCGGTTTGGATGATATTTCATTTGACGATGTTATTACAGGAGGATCAGAAAGCTCAGAAGTAGCAGACGATCTCGCAATAGACAACCCAAGTGATGAAGCTGAAGAGCTTGACGCGGATGCAGAAGAATTAGAAGAGTCTGAAGACGTAGAGGAAGAAGAGGAGTATGATAACGAAGAGGATGAAGATGAAGACGAAGACTACGATGAAGATGAGGATGAAGATGATGATAGAGAACCTGTAGCTAATACAGTAGTATCTGAAATACTAGACCAGTTGGGATATGAAACTGACGAAGAGTATGATGATACGACAGAAGGTTTGTTAGCTATGACTCAAGATGTAGGAAAACAAATTGCAGAAGATCAGTTAGATAATCTGTTTGAAAACTTTCCATTAGTTAAAGATCATCTTGAATACGTTCTTAACGGAGGAGACTCTCAAGACTTTATGCAAGCTTATGATCCTAATTTGGATTACGGTAAGGTTGAGCTTGCAGAAGACGATGTAAGAAGTCAAAAAGCTATTTTGTCTGATTACTTTGCCACAAAAGGTCACGAACAAGAGTTTATAAATGAACTGCTTGAGGATTACCAGGATAACGGCAAGTTATTAGATAAAGCAAAAGCTGCACAAGGCGCACTGTCTAAGATGCAAGAGAATAGTAGAGCTCAGCTAGTACAGCAGAGAAAAGCAGAAAGACAACAGCAACAAGAGCAGCAAGAAGAATTTTGGAATGGTGTGTATGAAACTATTGAAGAAACAGATGAGTTTGCAGGCATTACGGTTCCAAAGAGAGAGAAAAACAAATTTTTTGAATACCTCTCTCGACCAGTGTCACAGGATGGTAGGACACAGCGAGATTTAGATCACGCAGGAGCAGAAATAGAAACTAAACTCGCGATTGATTATTTAATGTACAAAGGTTTTGATTTATCAAAATTGGTAGAGAAGAAAGCTAAGACATCAAATGCTAAATCGTTGAGAGATAGAATTTCTAGAAATGAAGAGCGAGTTAAAAGCGCACGAAAAGCGTCAAGGCGCAAGAGTAAGCAAGTAGACTTAGATGATTTAGATCTTAACTTTTAATTAAAAATGGCAATTTTAAAATGCAACTTAACTTAAATAAAATTAGATAATTATGAGCTTAACAGGAACAAATATAAGCGTTCAAAAGACGTTTTATAATGATTCACAAATGACAGACATGAACAGTCTGGCAAATGCTCTTTTGTCAAAACCAACTGAACTTTCTCCGATTATCACACACTTGTCTGGTAAGGATGATAAGCGTTTCCCATTATCTTTCTTAACTGAAGGAGCTGGTAACGTTCAATCAATCGACAGATTAGAGTATGAATATCGTGTGGCAACCCACAAATTGAGAACTCGTCCATTGGCTGTGACAAATGCGGGCACTAACTTAGGACAAGGAGGATCAACTTTTACGTTGGTATTCCCTGATAAACGATTTGTATTTCCTTACGTATTAGTAAACTCTGCGGGTGAACTAGCACGTATTATGGCAGAACCTAAGCCTTATGTAGGTGGTTCTGGTTGGGAATACACTTTACAATTAGTAAATCCAGCGGCAGCTACAGTATTAACTTCAGGTTTTACTGCAGGTGATCTTTGGGCACAACTATATGCTCCAGTAGGTGTTGACTTCTCTAGAGGTAACGCTTCTAACTGGCAAGCACCAGGTAAAGTGAGAAACAAAATTACTACAGTACGTAAATCTTACCACATGTCAGGACATGCTAAAGATTATGTAGCTGAGTTTACTTTACCAACTAAAGGTGGTGGTTCTACTAACCTTTGGATGGATTATGAAGAGTATCAGCACATGCTTGACTTTAAAGAAGAGTGTGAGATGTACTACTGGTACGGACAAAAAACTTATGATGCAAACGGTAACACGTTTATGAAAGATGAGAATGGACAGCCTGTTATTGTAGGTCCTGGTTTATTCGAGCAGATCGTAAACACTGATACTTATTCAACTATGACTGAAACTAAGTTGAAAAACATCATTGGTGACTTATTCTATCAAATGACAGATGCTAATCAAAAGCAAGTTACATTGTACACAGGTACAGGTGGAGCTCGTGAATTTGATGAAGCACTTAAGTCTCACTTCTCGTCTAACACTTTCAAAGTAGGTGGTGAGAATAGATTTATAACAGGTAGCGGACGTAACTTAGGATTGACTGGTTACTTCACTACTTACGAGCATGTGGATGGACACGTAATCAATGTGGTTAAATTACCATTATTTGATCATGGTCCTGTTGCACAGGCTCGTGGAAAGCACCCAGTTACTGGTTACTCATTAGAGTCATACCGTATGGTATTTGTAGACCAGTCTAACTATGACGGACAAGCTAATCTTACAATGATCTCTAAGAAAGGTCGTGAGATGATGCGTTGGTGTGTTGCAGGTTCTGTAGTTCCTAGAGGTTTCTCTGGCTCAGACGCAAGAGCATCAGACGTTGATGGTGCAAGTGTACACATGTTGAAGACAGCGGGTATCTGCTTACGTAGATTTGATACTTCGTTGGATATTCAATGTGTAGCTTCCTAATTTAGGGAGTTAAAAGAGGCGAGCATTCGCAAGTCTATATATTGGTTTTTGGTTGAGGTCGTGGGGGCTTAGTGCCCCCACTTCTTCTATTAAAATATTGGAGAGTTATACTTTACATCCACTAATTAACACTTTAAAAGTACTAGATTATGAGTAAAAAAGTTTATTTACGAGCAAAATCGATTAATAATCATTTGCCAAAGGAAATTAACGCAAGCGCTATTAGAAGACTAAGTAGCGTGTATGTAAATCGACAACCACTAAAACCTTTTAGTCCACAAGACGAGAAGAAATATTTAGATGGTATGTTAGATGTAGATGGCGGTCACATGGAGTGGCCAAAACACACCAAAAAATTCTGGTCGGAATTTACCATACCAGTAGGCTTTGAAGGTGTAGAACTAGAAGTAGGAAAGACAGAAGATGGATCTCCTATTGACATTACGGATTTTATCAAATATAATTTTGCATTGAAGCATCCTCACGTAGCATTAACAGAAGAAGAAATGAACGCAGATTCAAACAAGCGTTTTTACATTCAAGATCTGGCTAAGAAGGATATGAAGCGTAATAATGATATTCAGGTTAAGAAAGATGCTGACAAGGCATTTATCAAAGTATCTACTGATGAAAAACAAATGCGAAGAGTGTTTAGACTATTAGGAAGTATTGATCCTAAAACTTTGACTAGAGAACAAGTAGAAAACTTACTCTATGATATTAAGGAAAAATCACCTAAGAAGTTTATCAAAGTATGTCAAGATAAGCACTTAGAACTGAAAGCAGAAATCGAGACAATGGTATCTGCAGGAGTACTAAGAAAGATAGGTAACCAAGTTATCTTTATTGATGAGGTATTAGGAGAAACAATGGATGACACTGTTATACACCTGAATGACAAAAAGAACTCAGGAAAATTAACTACTTTAAGAGCAAAACTTAAAACACTAGCATCTTAATGAATGTAACTGAAATGCATATAGCTGTACAGCAAGGAGTGGATAAGATTAATTCACTCCAAGCTGACAGTTTGCTATCCGAAGAGATAGACATTGAATTAAACAAAAATATGTTTAGGTTTATCAATACCAAGTATGGTAGAAATAACCTATACAGAAAAGGATTTGAAGAATCCCAAAAAAGAATAGATGACTTACGTACGCTTGTGCGCGAGTATGAAGCTCCTGTATCATTTAAGGAGCAACTAAAGACAAGAATATTTGTTGACACATTTCAATTACCAAATGATTATATGTACTTGGTAAATCAGATGTCAAAGCTTTGGATTAATAATTGTAAAACAATATCATACAACTTAGTTAATCCACCAGCAATTTCGTTCTTTACATTAGATTTAAACAATTTTGTACTTAATAACCAGCTTGGAGATTCTACAGCATTTGTACAAAGTATAGAAATGGTAGCAGACATTACAGGCACAGATCCTACATCTGCTTCAATATGGAGTCCATCAGCTACATTACTAGCTACAGGCTGGACACCACAATCATACCCGTCAAATATAGAGGCGGTAAAACAAGACATATTAGATAATTCAGGACCTGGCTTTGATGTATACTGGGAAGAATATGAAACACTAAACTTTCCAGGACAGTTTGTAGTTATTGTAGATACAGATCAGCATGACTGGTTTAACTATGATTTATCTGCAGGAAATGTTAGCCATGCAGTAGGTAATCCTGTAGCAGGGGCTACACAACCTGCACAACAAGCAGGACAGGTTATGGATACAACATATTCTGAAAGAAGAGAGCCATTAGAGTTTTCTGCAAGAATACAAGAGGGAAATAGATTCTCTCAACAAGACGACATATTTAAGCTTTTAGATGACCCGTTTAATACAACAAAGCACACTTCTCCATTAACAACAGTGAGAGGTAGATCTATAGACGTATACACTAGTGATATATTTATAATAGATACGCTAAAAATAACGTACATCAGAAAGCCACAAGAAATATCCTTACCTTTGGGGGTAAATTGCGAATTACCAGAGCATACGCATCAAGAAATTGTGTCTATGACGGTAAGTAGCATTTTAGAAGCTATCTCTGATCCAAGATATAAAACAGCGATTGGAGAAGTTACAAAGAATGAATAGAATTATTAATCTCACTAAAATATAAAAAAATGAGACAATTATTAATTGGAGATGGTACAGCTGTAGGAACTATTACTAATGGTTTAACTGCAAGCGGTAGCATTGATATACAAAAATTATCATCTGACGGGCCCGTAAGTTTAGCTCCTGGTGATACAGTTGCAGATTCTGATAGTATCAGATTTGTACAAGGAACAGGGGGTACGCAAATTGTAAGCCCTTGGATTAAAGGAAAAAACGTTGTAGCATATGGCGGTAAATCAGGTGTAGCTCAAGCAGCAGAAGTTGCTGTAGCAACATTTACTACTAATAACGCAGCAGTAGTTACAAACTATACACTTAAAGTTATAAACTTAACTAACGGCGCTGAGCCATTTGAGTTTAAATCTTATGAAGTAGAAATTGCAGCTAGTGGTTCTGTAACTGACGTTGCAGTTGCTTTTAAAAATGCTATTAACGCTGATCCAGCACACTGGATGAAAGTAACTACACCAGCATCAAACGCTTCAGGAGTTTTATCTATCACAGGTTTGAAAAAAGGTGAAGCTAAAGCTGACGGTTCTATACAAGAAGAATTAGTTCACATGGACTTTGCTTATGAAAATGATCAAGCTTTATGTCTTACTACAATGGCAGTTACTTATTCAACTCCAGGTTCTAGAGGTGTAGGTGATGGTTTTTACATCAGAGAATTTGAAGAAGAATTACAAGGTTCTGGATTTGGATACTACAACAGAGTTGAGTTACCAATTCAACCAACACTTCACAGTGTTACAAGTAATGTTTATGACATGTATCACATTGTAGCTACAAAAGACGGAAGTACAACTTCAGGAATCAATGGCGTAGATAACTTAATGGAAATCTATATCGCACTTGATGATGGTACAGCTACTTCAACTCAAGCATTTGAGGGAGCGCTTAACCCGTATTTGAACTCAGTAGGATTTAGTTCTGTTAACTTATAATATTAACTTTTAAAAATTAGAAAAAATGGCAAATAATCCTTTAAATAACAAATATACTGCGGTTGCTACATTTGACCTTGCAGAGATGGGGACGGTAGCAGAAGCTGTATCCGCAGGATGCGCAACTCCTGTGATAATTCCAGAAGGTGCAATGATTACTAACTGTGTAGCTTTTGTACACACAGCTTTATCAGGAGAAAATGCAGCACAGACTGTATCTTTTGGTCTTGGTACTGCAGGTGTTGCAACAGGATCAGCGGGTTCTAACAAAGCAATCTTTTTTCCAGCAGTAGCTTTAAATAATACTTCTGATGGTATGGCAAATTTAGGAGCAAAACAATCTCCTACACTTGGCTTTTTAGCACTTACAGGTGCTGCAGTTACTGATGACGCAGAAGCAATTTTGAAAGCAGCTACGTATCACGTAACTACTGCTAACGAGGAAGTAATTTTAGTAACAGGTGCTACTCACGATTTAACAGCGGGTAGAGTATCTTTGTACATAGATTACGTACTTACAGGAAAATTAGCATAAGCTAATACCAACATAAGACTCACAGGGGACTAGTTTCCCCTGTAGGTCTTTTTTTATAAAAAATAAAACAATGGCAATAAATACATCTCAAACAGCAGATTGTAATAAAGTTATAATCACTGTTACAAATCCACAATCTGTAGGCGGAAAAACTGCACCAGTTAATCATGAAGTAGTTGTAACTGGTCCTAACGGATCGTTTAACTATACATTTCCAGGAGGACTAGACAATATAAGAATTGTAACAATAGAAGAAGCTGGTGGAGGTAATGGTGTATTTGTTATTGACCATTTTGTTAATGGAGAAATATATGCAAAAACAGCAGTGCTAATGGCATGCGATGTTTTATGCTGTATTGCTCACAAAATAGAAGAACTATTAGACTGCGACTGTGACTGCAACAAATGCTCTCCGCATTTTGTTGAAGCACAAAAAATATTTTTATTACTAAAAGTAGCAGAGTCAGAACTCGCTACTGTAGATACAGAAGGTACTATAGACCAAATACAAGCTGTTATCGACAATGCAAAAAGAAAATATCTAACAGCTCAGGACATGTGTGCTGGGCACTGTGGATGTAACTGTTAATTATGGCAAAGGTACTACAGACTTTTTTATCTTTTAAATACTTTCAAGATGCGGCAGGAGTAAACTATCTTATAGTTAATTCTTCTGGAGAAAACCCTGTTATATCTTTAACGCCTTCAGGTAGTATTAGAGTTAGTTCAGAGACTAGACAGGTTTTAAGAGATGGTACTAACGAGATAGTACAAACTTATACTGGTTCAGGAGACGTAACAGCTCTTTTTAATAATAAGGCTACCACACAAATATCTATAGTAGAGCCATCATCTGCAGAAGCTTTATCAGTTCCTTTTGGAAGCTTACAAAGATCTTTTTCATTTGATGTTGCATCTGGCAGTGATACTGGATATGATATTTCTGACGCCTTATACTATGACAAAACTGTACATAAACAACTTGTAATATTTCCAGAATCTAGAAACCCACATTTAGATACAAGCTCAAGAACAGATTTTTACTATTTATCTTCAGGGAATACAGCTTATATAGCTTCTAGTGATTTACAGAATCAGTTTTTAAATAGTATTAGATATACAAACAGAGGATCTGAATCAGGAAACTTAGGTAAGATTAGAGGAGGTTTTGATGATAATAGTGCATTATTATTTACTTGTACTCCAGAGATAACAGGCACAAGCCAGCCAAAAGTAAGAGGTGGTATCGTGTCTGTAGCAATGCAGCCTAGAGATTTAATTACAAATAGAGTATGTTTAGATCCTACAGCTTCAAACTATTATTTAACAGGATGTGTTAATGAACAGCTTCCTTGTACAGATTCTGGTGTTACTCATGCAGATGATTGTGACGGAATTGCTCTTACTTCACAAAGACTTAATAGTTATGTTAATGCAAATGGAGGATGTTGTGAATACACTACTGGCTGTGATGGATATGCAGTATCTATAGGATCACAAACTCCAGCAGATACAGATACAGCTAATGGTACTATTGATGTTACAGTTACAAATGGTACTACAAACTATTCAGCTACTATACAAGCTATAAGCTTAGACAATCCTACATTAACATACACTACAAATACTGTTAATAGTATATCTACAGATACATTTACTATTAGTAGTTTATTTCCAGGAACATATTCTATTTCAGTAACAGATTCTACATCAGGAACAGCTTGTACAGCTGAATCGTCTTTTACAATTAGAGAAGATATATCTGATGTAGATGGAAGCTATGGATGTAAAACTAACTCAAACGCAATTAATTTTGATAGCAGTGTTACTACGCACTATGAAAGTTCTTGTGTATTTTGTGATGCTACAACAGGACTTTTATTTGCAGGTAGTGGCAAATATTTACAAACATTAGGACCAGCTTTTGTGCAATTGCCTGGTGGATCTCCAAATATACCTGCAACTTCAGACCCTTCAGGTACTTCTCTTAGTGATGGTTCACTTATATTTGCAGGATTTGATTTTGCTGGATCATATAATGTTTTACCTGCTCCAAATAATTTAGATTTTAGCCCTGCATCAGAGTTTACTACTAGTAATCAGGCTAGCCCAATTGACTATAGGTTATATAAACCAAATATGTATCTAAGTCCTGGAACTGTACAAGCGACCATAGATGCGGGACAAAGCGGGCTTACTTTCATTGCTAATAACTCTACCTTAGTTACTACGGTAGCAACTACCGGAGGAGCTCATACATTTACAGGTCTTACAGAAGGTGATTATTATGTTGTAGCTGTTTATGATAATGATGGAACACAAGATGGAGATGATGAGGTAGAACAGTGTTATACAATTAGTTCCTACATGGGTGTAGGGCAAAGTGGTTGTACGGATAAAGATGCTCCAAACTTTAATCCTGATGCTACTGTTGAGGATGGATCATGTTTTGTTGAGGGAGAGACAGAAAGCTGTGATCAGCCAAAGCTTAGATTTGAACTTGAAGCGAGTTGTAATCCACAATACGGAATTGTAGATATAAAATTTACAAATTTCTTTGCTACGAATCCTGCTGTATTTGACGCAGGAGTTAATGGATTTAATGTTGCTGGAGGATATTATAATGGGCAGTTTATTAATGGAGGGTCGTCAACTTCACCTACTAGTCTTGATATAGCCGGTCGACAAGTAGCTGCAAAATTTGTTTGGTTTAATGTGCTATGCTATGGTATATTTAATCCCAATGAAAATGATGGAGCATATACAAATGGAGATATGGGGCTTCCTTCTGGCGCTCAGGGAGATTTTGATACATCGGGCGACCCGATGGGAGGCGTTATTCCAGGATACGGACAAAACTTTACACATGGTTTTGTAATAGAACATGCTGTTGTAATGGGAGATGGCACTCTGATTAGTTCAGGAGATGATACTCTTAGAGAGTTTATGATAAGCCCTAATATTAGTATTTATAGTCAATGGATTTGTGATGCAATAGCTAGTTATGGGGTTCCTCAAGGAGTTCAAGTTTCATACAACTACGGAGAATTAAATGTTTACAGTGAGAATGTTACTGAATTTATTCCTTTTACTCCAGCCCAACAAGCTTCAATGGATGCTTGCTGTCTTACAGAAGAGCCTGAAACTCCAGGATGTACAGATCCACAAGCTAGCAATTATAACCCAGCTGCAACAACAGATGATGGGACTTGTGACTACCCAGAGCCGAATGATATATTAGGATGTACTGATGTAACTGCTAACAACTATAATGCAGCAGCTACAATTGACGATGGATCTTGCGAGTATGGAAATGCAGGTTCTTGGGTTGTTAAAATATGCAACGTTTGTGATTTTGATCTAGATGAACCTAATGGATATGTTACAGAGGCTGAGTGTTTACTTGCCGCAGCAAATGAATCTGATTGCTGTTTGCTAGAAGAGTATCAAAGTACAGGCAATATAACATTTAGTAGTGGAGGATCTACTTCAACATATAATAGTGATACAGGATTATGTGATGATGATTCTACAGGTAGTTTAACTTTTAATCTTCCTGATGCAACATCTTTACTATCAAATATTACAAATCCAAATGGGGTAGGATATATATGGTTAGTACAGCATAATGCTGGTCAATTTGCATACGGAAGTTGGTTTACAGGACAGGTTAATAATGCATCTATACCAAGTTATGGAGGAAATGCTCCATATGATATACTTACAGCAAACACTCAAATAGTTTTAAATAATGTGCCTAGTGGTGCATATATTATATCTGTTTCATTATATGACAGTGCATTTCTAAATTCTAATGGAGAGATAGATCTTCCTGTTACAACAGCAAATAGTATTCTAGGACAATGCGCACAATTATCTGGTACAGGTAATGTAGTGTTAGAAGACTGTGATGACAATGCTGGTACTACTAATATTCACGGCTGTTTAGATCCAACTGCTACAAACTATCTTGTAAATTGTGCAGGAGTTTCTGTTCCAAATGCAAATGTAGATGATGGATGTTGTGAGTATGTAAATGATCCACCGCCAAGTGGATGTTTATGTTCAGATATAGCAGGAGTACTTACTTATGATCCTAGCTGCTGTCCAGATAATCCAAGCTGCGGTTGCATGGACCCAAATGCTTTGAATTATAATCCAAACGCTAATTATCAAGATGGCACATGCCCTTGTGAATATGAGTATAATGGATGTATAGAAGATTGCGATGGAGTAACCACAACTATGCCAGGATGCGTTCCAAAAGGTATTAAGAGATTATTAGATTATAATGCTGAATGTATTGCACGAGCTGGCAATAGATTTTACACTAAACATATAACTGGTCTAGGCAGTGATTGTTCTAACATGGAAACATGGAAAATGATTATTATACAAGACCTAATGTCTAGACAAGGATTGCCTTGTATATACAACTGTACAGATCCTTCAACTCCTAGTTTAGAATTTGCAGAAACATCTTGTAAAGATAACTGGATTAGTTCAGGCAGTCAGTTCTGGAGTCCTTCAAATGCAAGTGCATTTACTATAGGGTCATATGTAAGAAGACCTTATACACCAAACCCAAATAATTTACCAGCTCCTTATTATGTAGCAATATCTAATACAGGTTTGGATGTAGATCCATTTGCTAACGATCCTGAAAGCGGTTGGAAAAAGTGTATAACTTATCAGATACTAGATGAGACGCAAGATTATTTACAAAATTTTCTTAGTTTTGCAAAAGAGTATTGTAAAGATTGTGGTATACCAGCTTATAGACGAACAAGTTCAAAAAGCTCTAATGTTACAAGTGGATTTAATGTTGGAGGAACTAGTGTGACAGTAAATGGAGCTACGTTTGATGATGTAGCAGATCAATCAGATTTAACTGGTCCTTTAGGATCAACAGACGATAGCGATGAAATTGCAGGTAAGACGATTTTGCAGGTTTAAGCTAACATAACAATAATAAAATAAAATAAAATGGCAGAAATAACATCACTAAGTACCCTTGCAAAAACTAGCGTAGATGCTAATGAATTTTTATTAGTAGCCAACTCTAGCACAAAAGCTGCTAAAAAGTTACAACTACAAACATTGTTTCCGGCAGTGTCTACAGCAGGTACAAGTTCAGAAACATTATATACTAGTGCAACATTAACAAATAAAAACCAGATAGTATTTAAGGGTATTGCTTCTGGAGATACAGGTTTGTTAACAGTAGCAACTACTTCAAGTAACATAGTATTAACGGTATTAGAAGCAGGCATAGACCTTAGTTTGTGTAACAATGCAACATCAGGCTTTTTGACTGGTGTAGATTTTTCAGGTACAGTTACTGGTACATGTGCGGTTACAAATGGAGGCACAGGATTATCCACTATAGTTAAAGGGGCAATATTATATGCTAGCGCAGATGATGCTATTTCAGCTACATCGGCAATGTCTACAGATGGACAACTGCTAATAGGTAATGCAACTAATGGTTATCCATCAGTAGCAACACTTGCAGCCGGATCTAGTAATCTAACTATTGTTAATGGAGCAGGTACAATTACTCTTGATGCTAACTTATCAAGTCTAGCAGCTAATCTAGATACAGGTAGTTATAACATTGACTTAAATACTAACTATATTAGTGATGATGGATCTGATAGAGGTTTATATGTACATACTAATGGTAAAGTAATACTTAACGACTCAGGATCTACACTAACAACAGGAGATGCTACAGGGCAGTTAAACATACAAGGTACAACTACTACAGCAATTAAGATAGGTAACTCTGGTGCATATCAAGCTAATTATGATATTACAACTACAACATCATCATCAGGAACTGCAGGAGCTAAATTACACATTTACGCAGGTACTGCAGGTGGTGGAAATATGGCTGGTGGTCTTCTTGGATTATATGCAGGAACAGCTACAGGCAGTGGAGCTGGAGGAAATGTAGATATAGTTGCAGGAGATGCTGCGTCAGGAACGCCTGGTAGTGTACGAGTAAGAACTTATACAACTGGAGGAACAGCAACTACAGCAATAACTGTAGACAGTTCACAAGATGTTGCAGTAAATGCAGGTAAGTTATTTGTATCTGCTAAACCTATTTATGCAAGAGCATCTAGTACAGCAGCATTTATACAATATCAAGGTGCGCCAGCTACTACAGATGATGGTACTACAGCAGTATCAGCTGCTAATATACTAACAGGTATTGTGCAGTGTACACCTACAGCTGATAGATCTAAAGCTACAGATACTGCATCTAATTTAGTATCAGGTTTGGATTTAACAGCAGATAATGATAGTTTTGATTTTAGTTTTATTAATTTAACAACTGACGGACAAGATAACGTAACGCTTACAGGAGGAACAGGTGTAACACTTGTAGGTAATATGGTAGTACACGCACAGGATGCAACAGATGATGCAGTATCTATTGGTGTAGGAAGATTTAGAATAAGAAGAACCGGTGCTAGTGCAGTAACTATGTACAGAATCGGATAACATTAACCAATTAATTATATAGACAATGAAAGTAAAAATGAAAAATGGTGAGTTTGTTGAATTATTTAACGGACTAAGTGCAGTGAATTCCTTGAAAGGAGTTAAGTTTGGATTATTAGTATCTAAGAATATTAGAGTAATACAAGAAGAACTTAAGGACATCGAAGAAGCTAGCAAGCCTAGTGAAGAGTTTTTAGGACTATCACAAAAAATGCAGGTTCTTATGAATCAGAAAGATGATGAAGCAATAGCTAAGTTAGAAGAAGAGAATAAAGAACTTGTGGATGCAAGAAAAGAACAGTTGGCTGAAGTAGATAAACTACTATTAGAAGAAACTGAAATTGAGCTGCATGCTATACCAGAGGACTGTTTACCGGCAGATATTACTGGAGAACAAATTATTAACATTGATAAAATTATTGAATAATGGCAACATTAACAGCAAAATTAACATTAACAAGTAACAACGCTACAAGCGATGCATTAAATCTTAGCGTTTCAAAAACAGTAGTAGTCGGAGAGCCTATAGTAGCTATATCAAGACAGACTATAACAACAGCTGATGACCAGGAGTTAGTGGACGAAGGAACTAGTGGAGTGTTTTACTTCTATGCTAAAAACACTGACTCAACTAACTTTGTTATACTTCAAACTACAGCAAGTGTACAGTACGCTAGATTGAATCCTGGTGAGTTTGCATTTTTCCCTATAAATGACGGGGCTGGTTTAGAAGCAAGAGCTGATACAGCTAGTTGTATTTTAGAATACGCATACTGGAAAAAAGCATAATGACAAGAGTAGTTATATTTTTATTTTTAGCATTTCTTACAACTGCAGTAAATGCACAGTTTAAGAAACCATTTAAGTTTTCTACATTTTATGTAGCAGTAAATGGTGGCACATCTTTGGCTGATGAAAATATATATTCAGTAGATAATAGTTACTTAGGGGTAGATACAGTTCTAACCCCTTATGACTATTCTCTTACAATGGGCATACGTAAAATCAAGAGGTTTGGATATGAAGATAGAAGAACATTTAAAGATGGTACAGAAGCTGCTTACGGTGATGCTGCTACTATTGGCTTATCTCCATTCGAGTATCTATTTGAAGTAGACTACAGAAGACAAGAAGGTATAGAGTATTTAGACCAGCAACATTTTATAAGATATGTAAAGCCAGTATGGATGGCAAAAGTTGCATATATTAAAGAAGGTTTTGCAGACATTGAGTATTTTGAAAGTACACAAAGATTACGACTACTTGGTAACAAAAAGTTATCATTTAATCTAGGTACAGTTCAAAGACTTGCAGAGCCTTATGGTTATGATCCACTAGAAGAGTGGTTAATAGCTTCAGGACAACTACATTACACCTGCTTAGCTATTGAAGAAGGATATAGCGTAGATGTATACGAATCTGAGTATAGAGATCCGGATGGTAATTTAGTAGCAGAAAATGCAACTGTTTGGAATCAGGTGGTAATTCCTGAAGTACTTAGTAACTATGTAGAAAAGAAAAAGAATGAGCTACCTAATCAGTGGCAACATTCGTTAGTAGTAGGGTTTGATTTTTACCACTACAAAAAAGATTTTTGGTTACACTCTTGGGGTAACCTAATGCCATATCACTATGATGGTAGTGGCGAATATTCGTACCACAACTTTAATGATGGAGAACAATGGTATGACTACTCAGGAGGATTAATCTTTGGTTACAACTTAAATAGAAATGTAGGTTGTTTCATTGAAGGTAAATATAACAAGTACTGGAATAGAGAATGGTACGACTTTAAATTTGGTGTAAATTATAGAATATTTTAAAAATGGCAAAAGAACTTAACGAAGAAACAGGGTTCAACATAAGTGTAAAGACATTAATAGGTATAGGTTTTGCAATGGCAACCTTGATAGGCATGTGGTTTACGCTACAAGCAGACATAGCAGAAGCAAAAGAGCTTCCTAAACCAGAGATTTCTAAAATGGAATTTGACATGAAAGACGTTAACATCCGTCAATCTATCAAGAATACAGAGCGTAATGTGGAAAAGCTAGAAGAACGTATGATCCGCATGGAAGATAAAATTGACGCATTAAAATAATGGAAAAGAGAACAGAATGGAAACTACTTTGCATGTACTTATTAGTATTGTTTTTCTTGGTGGTCTCGCATACTGCTTTTTGTCAAGTAACCGCGATTCATTTTAACGCTGATTTTAACTCAGCTAATAATGTTGAATGGTTTTCTAAATTAAAAGAATGCGATAAGAAAACTCTTTTAATAGAAGAGGATAATAACCAAACCAAGTATGAAATAGCAATTGTACCTACTATTGTAATATTTGATGATGGTGAAGAAGTAAAACGTTTTCAAGCAGACATTAGTTTTAAAATGGTTGCTACTAGAGAAGAGATACAAGAATATATTGAAGAACTTATAATAAGCAAATTCTAATGAACAACTTTACAAAATTTCTATACGCTTTTATAATGGTTGTAGTATTTACTGCATCTACAGCATTTGGACAATGTCCTAACGGAACGTATCTAGATATTATAATTAACCCAGATCAATATCCAGAAGAAACATCTTGGGCTGTATTAGATGAAAACTTAGATACTATAGTTACTGGAGGTCCTTATGATAATATAGTTGATTACTCACCTCAAGTTACACAGCTATGTGTACCTAATGGTGATTACGAATTTGTAATAAGTGATGGATATGGAGATGGTATTCAAGGTAGTTTATGGGGTGGACAGGATGGCTCGTACTACTTAGTAAGATGTAACGACACAATAGTTGAAATAGATTCAGCTAACTTTGGTTTTGTTTCTTATCATGGATTTACAGTAGAAGACTGCGCACCTCCTCCGCCTATATATGGCTGTATGGATGATAGCTTTTTGGAGTTTTTACCAATAGCAACTGTAGATACAGGAATGTGCTTTACAGAGAAGGTATTTGGCTGTACTGACTCTTTAGCTTATAATTATATAGACTCAGCCAATACAGATATACTAATAGATAGTTGTACTCACACACTAGAGCTTACAGATTTAGCTGGTAACGGCTGGGCTGGAGCGTATTTACAAGTGTTTCAGGGTAACAACTTTTTAGGTATATTTACTCTTGATGATGGTTTTGATACTACGTTTACTTTTGATTTAAGTATATCAGAGCCTATTAGTGTTAAGTTTAACATAACACAACAATCACAGTTTACATCAGTGCAATGCGGCTATAGTGTATATTCTGATGAACACGTAGCTATAGATGCACCAGGAGGGTTTGCTAGTCCTTTGGTACCTTTTGTAATAGTTAACGGAATGCCTTACTGTGGTGATGAATGTATAGAAAGAACATACGGCTGCATAGACAGTTTAGCAGTAAATTATAACGATACAGTAAATACAGATGATGGAACTTGTTATTATAACCCAGGGTGTACTAATCCACTTTATTTGGAATATGACGCGCTTTACGACTACAACGATGGTTCGTGTGCTACGCTGGTTGCATACGGATGCATGGACTCAACTGCACTTAATTACGACCCACTGGCTAATACTGAGTTACCTAACTCTTGTATTGCTATCATAGAAGGGTGCACAGATAGCACAATGTTTAATTATAATGTCAATGCAAATGTTGACGATGGAAACTGTATTCCTTTTATGTATGGGTGTACAGATGTGACAGCATTTAACTATGACAGTTTAGCGAATACAGACGATGGCACATGCATACCGGTAGTCTGGGGTTGTACCGATGGTACAGCCTTTAACTATAATCCATTAGCAAATAGTGATGATGGAAGCTGTTTACCTGTAATTTTTGGGTGTACAGATAATACAATGTTTAATTACGATGCTAATGCAAATACAGATAACGGAAGCTGCATACCTTTTTACTATGGATGTACAGACAGTACAGCAATTAATTATGACGGCAACGCAAATACTGATAATGGTAGCTGTGTCTATCCTGTGCCTGGTTGCAATGATCCGTCCGCTGTTAATTACAATCCGCTTGTTAACGTGGCAGACAGTTCGTGTTATTATAGTGCTGGGTGTAACTCTGGTGATGTATACTATATTCCTAATGAATGTTTTGAGTGGGTCATTGCAATAGATCCTTATTGTTGCAATACCGTGTGGGATGGAGGATGTGATAATTTATATGCTTATTGTGTAGACGGATGGTCAGGACCAACTGATGTAGCAATGTTTGAGAGACTTGGCATGTTACCTTATCCAAATCCATCAACAGGTATAGTAAACTTTACAGCTGAGGTAGATATAAAAGTATACAATATGCTTGGCAAGTTAGTATTACAAGATAAAACAAATACAATAAAACTTGACAAGGGTATATACTTAATTAAGATTTCTAAGGAAAACTTAAATATAACAACAAAACTAATTATAGAATGAAATTAGAAGTATTAAGATTTAGCTCACAAGTAGATTGTACACACGGTTTGTTATTTGAGATAAATGATTTAGGCAGACATTTTTTATGTTACACTTTAGAAGACGAGCAAAGAGCTCTAAAAGTAAAAGGTGAAACAAGAATACCTGCTGGTACATATAAAATAGAACTAAGAAAAGAAGGAGGATTTCATGCAAGATATGATAAAAAATATCCTGGTATACACCGTGGTATGCTTCATGTTACTGATGTCCCTGGTTTTGAATATATTCTTATTCATACTGGAAACACTGACGAGCATACTGCTGGTTGTCTTATCGTTGGAGACAGTCAAGAAAACAATCTTATTCTGCGTGATGGGTTCGTTGGTAAAAGCGTTAATGCGTATAAAAGGATTTATCCGTCTATTGCTAAAGCCATAGAACAAGGAGAAGAAGTAACAATAGAATATATTGATTTTGATTAATGAAGTTTATAGGTCAGTACATACAAGACTTTATTGCTAGATTTAGAAGCGATGTTTATTTAGAAGATATAAGCACGGGTACTATTGCTAGTGGTGCTAACTTAGGCCTAGACTCAAACAACAAGATAGTAAAGAACACTGTAAGTGGTGGTACAACAGATTTAACAAGTGATGTAACTGGTGTGTTACCTATAGCTAATGGAGGTACAAACTCAAACTCAGCAGAAAATGCTAGAACTGCATTAGGTGTTGATGCAGCAGGAACTGATAACTCTACTAATGTTACACTTACAGGAACGCCTGACTATATAACTAT